AAAAAACCCCTCGACTAATTCAAGGGGTTTTTATGAAAGCGACTATTAATCTAATTTTTATTTAATTAATTTTTTTATTTGGTTAGGTGTTTGGCTATTCTTTGTGAATGATTGAGCCACAAAAACATAATTATTATTTTCTAAATGTTTCATAAACTCTTTATCATCTTTAGAACTTTCCGCAACTTGCTTAATTAAATTTAGAATATTTTTATATTCTTTTTTAACTAAAGCTGTTGAAATATAAACATCTAACATATTTAATAGTTTTGGCGTACCATGATTATTCATAATTTCTAAATTATTTTTTACTTCATCACTATTAATTAATTTAGTAATATCATCAAAATTATTTTGAAATCGTTTTTGAGTATCAATTCCGTCATTTTTTGTGATTTCTTTAAAATTAATAATAGTATTAGCAATATTAATAATCTGATTAACACTAAACAATTTATACGTTAATTGGCTTATAACATCATCACTTTCAGAAAATCCATTTTCTGTAGTCATTACCCTATTTTTAATAGGGAACTTTTCAGAATTCTGTAAGTTATTTAAAAAAGCTAATCTCATATAAACTTTATTACCTTGATAAAAATTCCCCTCATCAACATTATAAATAATGTCGGTAGTCATTTTATTTATTAAGCCAACTTTACAAAGTGGAATATTATCAATTTGTTTAGATGCATTGTGAAAATTACCAATCATAAAATTAACAGCAAGTGCAATATCTCTTAAACTTTCAAAATGAGAATAATATTTTCCATCAGATTTTTTAAAACTTTTGAAATCATAATTCTCATAGAAATCAGATAAGCCATTATCGTAAATGCTTTCAATCCATGTTTCAATTTCAACTTTAGAAATTGTTTTAGTGTTTGCATTATCAACTTTACATCTATGAATATCTAATTCTTCATTCAATGAAAGTTTAGCACACTCAACCAATAAACCACCTCTAATAGATAAAGATTGATTTTTATTATCTGTATCTTGATTTAAAAGATTATTAATTATTTGAAAAGATTTTTGAAATTCAATTTCTTGCTCAGATAATTCTAATGGTGGATTATTTTCTTGATTAGTATTTTCAATGACCTCATTGTCATTTTCTAAAGGTATTAATTCAGTATTTAAAATAGTATTAGTTTTCATATATTTTCTTTTCTGATTAATAACCGCTTTCATAAGTACATCAATAACATGATTTTATATATTATGTAAAGCATATAAAAATTTTATTTTCAGAATATTCTAGAATACCTAATTTTTGAGGGTAGATATAGAGAATTAAAAAAAGGCTCAATACCGCCATTTATTAAGCCCCTTTTTCCTGGTGCTAAAATTATTATATATATAAATCAATAACTTAAGCTATAATTATTTATATTCTGTATTCTTCTCAATAAGATTAATTATTTTATTTCTAATGTTATCAACTGTGTTAATCTCATCAAATTTATTATCTTTGTAATTATTACTAATACAAGAATATAATTTTAATAATCTAGCCAATTCGATTAAGTCATTTTCATTTAATTCATTTACAATTTTATTAGTCATTTTATTACTTTCATTAAGTGTTTATGATTAGTAAGACGGCTATAAAAAGAAATTGTTTTAAATATATTATAATTATTTTAAGGGTGTAATAATCAGTAATATAGGGTTTATACATTTGGTTTACATTTATTTAATTCATTAGAATTATTACAAAGTATTACATATAGATACAAATTTTAAGCCTTGCTATTTGATATTATAGCGTAAACCATAGGGAATATTTAAGGGTAAAACCTAAAGGCCACCTTAAGGAATTAATAAAAGTAAATAAAGGGTGCACCTTAAGGAATTTTTAAGGATAACTAAGGAATATATGAGGAATTCACAAGGGGGCACAGGCGACCCCCACCCTACCCCCTATATATGAGTACCCCGTTATGCTAAAATATACAGAACTAAGTGTTAACCACTATAGCGACACCTTAAGGAGTAAGTTTCAATAGGATATTAGGGCCTCCTTTAGGGGAGTAATTCATTATACCTTCTGTGTAGAATTTGTCAATGAAAAAATATATATTTATTTTAAAAAATACTTGACAGATATGTGTAAAGCACTATAATAGGGAGCATGTATTATTTAATTGGCAACATAGCACACACGCTTTAAAACTAATTTAAGGCTATACGCCTTATTTAATACATAATTCCATTGGTGGGAGGGGAACTCACCACTACATAAATACGAGTTCCACAACTAAATACTACCAATGGAGAATAAAGCTTCTCTTGAGGTACCCCTATTCAAAATATACCTATCGGAGAAGAGAATGACAACAAATGAAATGATTACAGAATTAACAGATAACGTAAAACACCTACAACGAGACGTAGAATACTTGTATTCGAAGCTTGAAAAGGCATATGATGATAGAATTGCTCTAAGAGCAGAGAATGATAGGTTAAAAAACCCACAAAAGTTTGTAGAAAACTACGAAGAAGAAGAATGTCTCACTTGCTCGGCTTAAAAGAAGAAATAATTAAGGCTAGTCAAGAGTATTATAATGCTACATCTAATGAAGATAAGCAAAAACACAAGGAAAGTCTCCAAAAGACTTTTAAAAAGTTTCATAAGTTTAGATATACCCGTATGGGTGACTATAAATTCGTGGAAAAACTAATAAAAAATATAATTTAAGGGAGTAAACTACTATGTACGGAAAAATGGGAAAGAAGCCTGCAAAGAAAATGATGGGTATGAAGAAGAAAATGGGTAAAGCTACTACTTCTAAAGCTAAATCTGGTACGATGAAGATGGCAGGGGCTAAGAAAGCCAAGAAATCTAAATCTATGTATGCCTAGTTCACCGAACTACAAAAGAAATTACAAACAAGAGGCAAAGACAGAGTCTCCTCTTCGTAAAAAGAAAAGGGCTAAACGAAATCAAGCTAGACGTGTAGCTCTGAAGGCAGGCTTGGTCAAAAAAGGCGACGGTAAAGACGTCGACCACAAAGATGGCAATGCTATGAATAATAAACGTAGCAACCTTTCAGTCAAATCAGCAAAAAGTAATCGTTCATATCCGAGAACTAAGTCTGCCGGCAAAAAATTTAAAACTTCATAATGCCAAAAATTATGGATAGGCTTGTTAGCCAATTAAAAAGTAAAGGATTTAATAAAAATTCTGCATATGCAATTGCAACAAGTAAATTACAAAAGTCTGGTAATTTAAAAAAAGGAACAACAAAGCCTACATCAAAAGGTGTAGCAAGAGGAAAGATGACACCGGGTGAAAGAGCTAAAGATAGAGCATCAAAAGCATCTGGTAATCCTAAATCTGCGTATAAATATAATAGTAAAACAAATAGAGCAACAAAAAAATAATGGCAAAGTCAACAGTTAATAAAGCAGGTAACTATACACAGCCTACAAAACGTAAAAAAATTTTTAATAGAATTAAAGCTCAAGCTTCTCACGGTACTGCCGCAGGTAAGTGGTCAGCTAGAAAAGCACAAGCTTTAGCAAAAGCCTATAAGAAAGCAGGTGGAGGATATAAGTCATGAATATGAAAAAACCTAAAACTAAAAATAAAAGATTAGCGGGTATGTATGGTAACCCTAATGTAGTAACTAGAGGGGATATTATTACTGTGGCTAAAAATAAAAAGAAAAAAAATGTCACTCGCAAAAAGTCAACGCTCGCTTAAAGCTTGGGGAGACCAGAAATGGAGAACAAAGAGTGGTAAGAAGAGTTCTAAAACTGGTGAAAGGTATTTACCAGAGAAAGCTATCAAAGCTCTTTCTTCTGCAGAATATGCGGCTACTACAAAAGCTAAAAGAAAAGCTAAGAAAGCAGGAAAGCAAGTAGCTAAACAACCAAAGAAGATAGCAAAGAAAACAAGAGCATATAGGAGTTTCTCATGAAAGGTGTAAAACATTACACAAAAGACGGAAAAGAATGGAAAGGTGCTACACATAAAATGAAAGATGGCACATTACATACTGGTAAAACCCATACAGCTAATTCTAAAAGATTATATCATTTTAAAGAGTTATCTGCCAAAGCAAAAAAAACAGCTAAAGCTTAATGGTTGCTAAAAAGTTTCAAAATCCTAAAGGGGGATTAAACGAAAAAGGTAGAAAACACTTTGAAAGAAAAGATGGAGGCAATTTAAAATCTCCATTAAAAACTGGTACAAGTCCTAGAAGAGTTTCTTTTGCTTGCAGATTTGCAGGAATGAAAGGAGCAATGAAAGATTCTAAAGGAAGACCTACTAGAAAAGCATTAGCACTTAAAGCATGGGGCTTTGGGTCAGTAGAAGCGGCATCTAATTTTTGCCAAAGACATAAGAAATCATAATGCCTATTTGTAATACATGCGGACATGAATGTCATTGTAGTAATGGAGGTTCTTGTTGTGGGGGTCAATGTGACTGTGGCAACTGTGAACATAATAAATAATGCCAACATATCAATATTATAATAAAAAAACAAAAGAATATTTTACAGAAAATTTACCTATTCACAGA